CCCCGGGCCACCCGTCCCCCACCCCCCGGCCCCGGTTGTCGGGGGCGGGGGTCAAGTTTTCCTGGACAAAATCTGGGGCAAAAATAGGGCATAGGTTGCTCTCTATTGCTGACGGGTTGTTTATGGCCCTCCCCCTGTCTTAAAGTCACAGATAGATATACACGTAAAGGTAAGGCGGGCCCGCCCACCCCCGCCACCACCATTTGAGGGAAAAAATTCGGGGAAAACGCCTGTCGCTGGCGCGACAGGCGAACGGGTCAGAGTGTGCTAGGGGCCTAGGCCCCTATCGCTCAGCTGACTACATGGGCTGTCAGCAGGTCGCCAGCTGCCTGCGCTGCCTTCTTTGCCTCTTGCGCTTCGCGGGACTGGTCGCTCTTGGCCCGTGCCTCTTCTCTGGTCATGAGCTCTACAGTGCCCACGCCCACCTGGACACCTTCACCTGCATAAAACAGGCTGTCGTAATTAGGGTACAGGTAGCAGTGCTCCACCTTCACCAGTGTGATCAACAGTCCAGCCAGTGACTGGATCTCTTTGTTGGTCATGCCCTCAGGCAGAACGAAACGGGTATTGTCGATTGTGATGATCTTAGCCATGATCTCTATCCTTTCTAGGTTGTACTGTGCACCGTGCACAGTGGGACTATTATAACACGGGTTTTTCAACCCGTGTCAAATATTTTTATCGACTGACTCTGACGTTGAATTCCAATTCCTGGACTGCTGTCATGACCATGTCGTCCAGGTCCAGGTTGTTCAGGGCATCGCGGACGGCATCGTCCAGGTCAAGCTGGTTGTCAACGAACGACTGGACGCCCTCAGTGATTTTGTCTTCAAGGGTGCCACTGGTCATGGCCCAGGTGTCCATGGCGTGCTCCACGTGAGCGGCGATGCTGGCATCCAGCTTGGAGATCACGCGCGCAGCTACGTCGTTGACCAGCTTGTCATACAGTCCGCCAATGAGCGAGAGCATATCGGCCTGGTCCATGTGGGCGCTGGGTGTTGCGTTTTCGATTGTCATGACTCTATCCTTTCTAGGGTTGTCTGGTCGGGGCCCCGACCAGTGCCACTATTATATCACCGTTTACCCTGCAGCTGTCAACCTTTTTATTTCCCGGGCATTTTGCATCCAGACCCGGGCCACGCCTGGGGAATAGTGGCAATAGTTGCGGATGCGTGAGCGGCGATACCCGCTCACGTACTGGCGAAATTCAATCGCGAGACCCGCGGCCTGGGCCGCGGCCATGAAGCGGGAAAGGTCGCAATCCTCTTCAAGGTACGCGAAGCGGCCACGCATATAGCTGTAGGTGCTGATCTGGTCCAACAGGCCCAGGCGCTCAAGCAGTGTCAGGGGCACGGCAGCCCAGCCATGCCCTGGGTCAGAATATGCGTTGATCTTCATGCTGTCACCTCTTCGAGTGTCCAGGCGGCGGCGCGATACCCGGGGATGTAGGCTATGGCATGGTCTCGGATACGCTCCACGGCGCGCTGGGCGGGGCTGCCCTGATACTCCGACCAGCTGGACGCCTGGTAATCAAAGCAGCTGCACGCCTTGAGAATCTGCACGGCGGGCATGGCGTGCACTTCGGGGCGCATGGTAAAAATGTAATTCTCGCTGGGGTCTTCGCCGTACCGCTCGCGGTACGCGGTGCAGTTTGCGAGATAAAGCTCCGCGGCCAGGCCCCGGGGGTCCAGGCCATCAATGAATGCGGCGGCATGGTTTGCCACGGCCCAGGAAACCAGGGCGTCAATATGGAAATCAGGAACAACAAAGCAGCTCATTTCTCTATCCTTTCAGGTTGCCCGGTCCAGGACCCTGGACCAGTGCCGCTATTATAGCACGGCCACCACGCGCCGCGGCTAATTGAATTTTTCAATCGCCACGCCCGGGGCCATAGCCCCGGGGCCCGGGCCATGTTTCACGTGAAACATGCCACGCGGACCGCGGCGCGCGACCCGCGCGCCGGGTTTCAAGGGGAAATTCCCACGTTTCAGGCGTCAAGCGGCAGGGGCCGCGGGCCTGGTTTACCCTTGCCGCAATTAACCCGGGAAATCACCCCAATGAGAATGATTCTCACTCGAGAATCACCCTCAAATGCGAACGATTCTCAATCAGTTAACTGCAAGCAGCTCCAGGGCCTTGTTTTTAATGGCTGCACCAGTGCCAAACCAGGCGGACTCCATGCGGGTGTTATTACTTCGGCCCCGTTCGTGATCGACCATTTCGGTAACCGCGTTAAGCATGGCCCAGCGAGTACCGGACACCCCAGGGATATCTGCCCCGATAGCCTGGCCATTGAATAATTCCATAATCCGCCTGTATCCGCGGGTTTCATTCATTGGCACTTTGCTGGTGTGATATGGCTGCAGCAGCGAACGAACGAACATATCGGCATCAGTTGCGGAAAGATTCTCTCCGGCCAGTTTGCGGGACTGCACTAAAAACCGCTCCCAATTATCGGACACTATGCCCAGCTCCATGCGGACAGCATCAGGATTAAAGCGCTCCGAATGCAGCACTCGAACAGTGCCAGCACTCTCGCGGCCTAACGCGGCGGTAATCGTGTTATTGCACACAACACGGATTGACGTAAATTTGGCCACTGTTGCCATGGTGCCGTCATATGACGTGCCCAGCAGCACATAAGGCCGCACGGTATCGCCCTCAACGATATCCGCGCCCTGGTTGACTTTCGCCAGTGCCCAAACCCGGCGACCATGGCTGAGCACTCCGGCGGTTTCCATTTGAAACCCGCCCAGCTCTACCAACTTGCCAAAAAAGCCCATAACGTCAGCTGGCTGCACCACGCGGTAGCCGTCAGATACTACGGCCAACGCGCCGCCAGTGTCAGAGCGGTGCAAAACCTTTCGGCCCTTGAATTCCTCCGGCAGTGTTGCCGCGTCAGTCTGAAACAGTACGGGCGACTCTTTCACCGTGTAATCTAACCCGGCTTCGCGGGTCCATGTTTCGATTGATGCGTCAGGCGTCAACGCCTGGCCCAGGCCATGCCAGGGAGTATTGCCCGCGTAAGCTATAGCGGCCTTGCCTGTAGTGGTGTCAATCATATGTGCCATTTTCTCTATCCTTTCAGTGTTGCCGGTTTATTCCGGTGATTGAATTATATACCCAAATTGAACAGCCGTGCTAATCCCCTTTAAACAGGTCGACTATTATCCACAGCAAGATAAAAACAGCCAGGGCGAAGAACATTAGATTGTCTCCATGCCGATATCACCAGCGACATGGTGGCGCAACAGCGACCCAGGCGGCAGCGAACGGGCGAACGAACGGACCGCCGCGGCATCATCCTGGTGGCCGCTCTTTTTTGTGCCATGCCATGCGATAGCAGTATGGCCATTGGCCGCATAACATCCGCCTTCACCCGTGCCTACTTTCTTGGCCTGGCTACCATGCGCTACGAACACGATTACATAATCGCGATCACCACGGGCACACAATGGGCGACCACCGCCACACTGTGAACAATCAAACGATTCGGACAGCTCAGCGGGGCAGCGAACGAACTGAACACCGCCATACATCAGGGGGAAATCATTTTCTTCTGACTTAGGGGCAGCATATACCGCCGGGCGGCTTAGCTCTACAGTGCGCAGGGCTTCGGCCTTACTATCGCATGACGCATTGAAAACGGTTTTGCCTGGTTTTGGCGTTGGCAAGGCTTCAGCGGGAAAATGAGAGTAAGTCCAGGCCTGGCCGTTACGGGGCACCGCATCAGCGACCGCGTCAAGATACTCAATATCGACCACTGAAGTGGTCGCTTCGCTTTTCGGGTGCAAAGCACAGGACCGGGGGCAGGTGCCGTAAATGTTGTGCGCCCCGCTCCGGTAAGTGGTGGCAATTGGGCCGGTTTTGCTGTTCGAGGAAACACGGATTGTCTTAAGCATTTCTCTATCCTTTCTGATGTTGCCGGATGTTGTCCGGTGCCGCTATCATAGCAGCAAATAAACAGCCGTGCAAATTATTTTATCGGTGATTTCCCGGATAAGATGTCGGCCAGGGCTTGCCAGTCCATGCCCCGGTTAGGCCATGCGGCCAGGGGTTCAAGGCGAAGCCCCTGTTCCGCAAGCTCTATCGCCTGGCGACCATAGTACAAAGCGATCCGGCCAGGGCGAACAACAGTGCTCACCTGGTGCACCAGCACGTAGCACGGGCGACCCCGGGCGGCATGGCGGGTTAAAAAGGCAATCTGATGGGGGCGAAGCGCGACCTTCAAGCCACGCGAAACCGCTTTCAGCTCAATCGAGACAAAGCGATCACCCGCGCCCACCAGCATGTCAGACACGCCCAGGTTCACGCGGTTTTCAATCCGTTCGGTGTCGATATCAAAAGGGCGAAGCCCGTCACGAACACGGGCGGCAAAGGCGGCTTCAGGCGTTGTCATCGTCGGGTCCCAAATCGTTGTCCCGTTCAAAGATATCCGGGGGAGGTTCCGCCACTGGAGAGACAAAAGCCGGGTCCCGTTCACGCTCGACACTTTCGATCACCTGGCCAGTGCTGGCATCGATAAGCGCGCTCGGGGGCGGTCCGCCATACAGGGCGCGCAACTCGTCCAATTTGCGCTGCACTTCTTCTTTGGACATCGAGTCGATTGTTCCATGCCTGATTTCCTTGCGATCAACGTAGATTGTGCCCAGGGCTTGCCCACGGCGGTATTCTGCCTGGACAGCAGCAGCATAAGCCCCAGCTTCCAGGGCTTTGTCCCGGATGGTCTGCAGGTCCCGCATGTGCCTGTCGTATGACGTGTTGTATTTGCTGTTGAGCTCTGCCCGGTACGCCTGGATAGCAGAGACCACGTGAGGATTGATCTCAGGGTTCGTCAGCTTCCAGGCCATCACTGATGCGCTTGTGGGCTTGTACCCGGCCCTGATGGCCGCTTCCTTAAGGGTCACCCGGCCATCACCCGTCACAAGCTCGGTGACGAACTTCCATTCCTTGCCCGTCAAGACCTTTTGCTTGCGCAGGGGTGCCACCTGGCCAGACATGCGCTTTTGTGCCTTGTTGCCAATGACAGGCGGCACGTTCCAGACGTCCCGCTTCATGCGACCCTCCACAAGCGCCAGCCGTTCTCAACCCGGCGCAACTGGAACGACCAATCAGGGGCATGCGCCCGGACAAAACGCATGGCAGACACCCGGGCACTGTTGGCCAGTTTTTCGTTCCCGAAACGGATCGAATCACCAGGGTGCATGTCAGCAAAGGGGTACTTTGTGCGCCCCACAGGCATCTCCACGCCAGACTCAATCTGAAACATTTTTACGCTCCTGTAAACCACTGCAGCAAGTGTACCAGGAGCATCGCGCTCAAGCAATCCGAACGATGCGCCAGCCCTGGTCTACCCGCAGCTTTGCGAACTTCTTGCCAGGGTTGACCTTGGAATGATGCCGGGCAGAGTTGTATGCGCTCTTAGCCACTTCCTGGATCGTGACCAGGAAATACTCGCCAACGGCCATCGTAGCAAACGGGTATTGAAACCTTACGCCAGTGGCCGGGAACAGGATGTGATCTGGAATCATGGGTCCTCCTATAGGGGTCTACGTACTAAAACAAGAAAAAGTTTTTTCAAAAAGCATCTCACGGATCTCCCCTGAAAATTTCACCTATTTCAACCCTGTACACCAATATTTTTCTCCGTAATGACCATTCTCTCCTCTGATCATAACGTCTATTACGTCAAAAAGCTAGTTTTACCAGTGATTTCAATTTGCAACTCATTTTTTTCTGCCAGGATTCCTATATACCCCCCAAAATCCCCGGTCCGCGCTCCAATCCAAGGGTTTCCCCCTACGTTTTAAACCACTTTGCGCACTTGCTATAAAACCCAGTACCACTTATAATTCCCCTGCAATCTCTGCAACTTAAGAAAGGATAGCGCAATGACTGCTGACAAACTTGAAAAACTCGACATGGAAAAGCTCCTGAACCGGTCCTCGGACCGCGCACAGGCTCTCTTGTTCAACCTCATGAAGGACCAGGAGCCTTATGAAGCTCTGATCGTCACCATGTTGGCAACGGCTGTCATGGCCAGGTCCATGGACATGCCCCGGGAGATCCTCCTGGAGGGCGTTGGAGCGGCTTTTAACTCACTCCAGGAGGTAGGCCCCAATGCAGTCCACTAAGCCCCTTCCTGGCCTCTCTGTGCGCTCTTTGCCGCCCTACAACACCGGCAAGGTCCTGATCGGCCTTGCTCACATCCGTACGCAGTCCTGGTCCCCGGACCACGATTCGTATCTCTTGCAGACTGCTTTGTTGCCCCGGTCCGCGGTCCGTGACTCATTGCCCACTCGTTTTGTCTCATTTCTCAGGAGCTTTGTATGACCACGACCACCACCCCTGACCACACAAAAGACGGTCTGTTGCTTTTTACATACACCTGCGACGAGCTGGGTGTTGATCTGGCTTGCTGGTTTGAGTACGAAGCCGCGGAGCGCGGCGCTCGCAGCCGTTTTGGTGAGCAGTTGGAGCCCGACTACCCGGCTACGTGGACCTTGTACCACGTCTACCTTCCCAACTCTGACATCGACATCGCCCCTGTGTTGTCGTCTGACACGGCCAAGGAGATTGAGAACTGGGTGGCGGACCAGGCTGAAGAGGAGGCTGCTGATCGCGAATGGGACGAGGGTTACGAGAAGTTTTTGGACTGGAAGGATTCGCAATGAACATTTATGCAATTCGTTGGTATGAAGCCGACAATAGCGGCTCTGGGGTGATGCCCCGGGCCTACACGGACCGGGTTTTGGCGGAAAACCTGGTGGAGATGCTGCGTGTCGAGGGCATGCGGCAGTACGAGCTGGTGTCGCTGGAAGTATTTGACACGCTGGGGATTTTGCCAAAGCCTTTGCTGGAGAACGATACGGTGGTGGTGTACACAAACCGCCAGGTCCCGCATTACGGGGTCAAGGGCGTGACGCCGTTTGACAACGACGTGCTGACTGTTCGTTTGCTCAATGCTCTGTACGCCGAGGGCATCACGATGCTTGAGCATGTGGTGTGCTGGAAGGAGTGGGAGCTACTCAGGGTCCCGAACCTGGGCCGCAAGTCGATTAACGAGCTTAAGGAATACTTGCACAGCAAGGGTTTGGCATTGAAGGGGCAGACATGAAGAAATTCCTGATCCTCGCTGCGTGGGTCGTGGTCCTGCCAGCGCAGGCCCAGTTCAAGACTGGGAACAAGTTGTACGAGCAGATCACCAGTAGCTCTCAGATGGAGCAGATGAATGCCATTGGGTATGTGATGGGTGTGTCGGATGCTTTGCAGTGGGCTTTGGTTTGTGCGCCGTCCACGGTCAATGCTGGCCAGATGGTGGACATGACCAGGTTGTACATAGAGCGCGTGCCTGCTCGGCGGCATTTGGCTGCTGATGTGTTGATCATGGAAGTGTTGCGCGCGGCGTGGCCGTGCAAGGAAAGGGGTGGGGTATGAACGAAGCAATGAGGATTGCGTGGCTGGAGATCAGCCAGATGCTGGGGGAGCCGACCCGTGAGGAGCTGGACGTGTTCCTGCGCACGTGGCAAAGGGCCATACACGCCGAGCGCGAGAGGTCTAAACACAATGAAGAAGTTTTGATGAACGC